CTGTTTCATCAACCCACTGTTTTCCGTTCCACTTTTGCGAAAATATACCACGAGCTAACATTCTTTCGGTTTCACTTCGGCTCAATTTCTTCATTGCTCCCCCTTAGTTTCAGGCGTTGAGGTGTGGTTCTTTGTGGCGGCGAGGGCTTTGGCTGTGGTGCAATGTTCGTCATGCTTCAATCCCACAGGAGACGGCCCGTAAATTTTCTCCAAGCATTCGTTGCAGATGTGCCATTCGACCATTGTTTCTCTTCCGTCCGGCTGTTCTTCGTATTTTCGATGATAGCAAGCTGCGTGGTATTCCAGCGCCTTCACCAGCGCGGCCTTGGATGCCTCGGCGGCTTGGAGCTGGGCCCTTGTTTCAATAAGATCACCGGCCAGCCTATCGACATCTTTTTTAATAACGCCCATTTCCGCCTCAGCCTCCCACAGCTTTGATTCGAGGGCGGCGATCATGGCGTCTGCAAGGGCATAGGACATCCCCGCCACGGCTGTTGACCAATCTTGCTTTTTGGGATCAACGTCAAAGTCAGAGGCCGCTAGTCCCTGCATCGCCTTTGCCGCGAAGTAGTCGCGTAGGGTCATGCCGTTTTGTTCAGGAATCACGCGGTTTCCATCAGGCAAATCTCCATCTTTACGGTTCTCACTAACAGGCCTTGGAAACGCCTGTCCTCCGGTGTTCTTGGGGGTGGTCATGGGCGTGTCTCCCTGCTCTTGGGTTTGGTTGACTTGATGGCTGTAAGTTTAGTCACGGCCCGACTCATCAGCTTCGTGAAAATGTTCCTCACCATCCCATTCACATTCGTCCACTCCGCAATCCTTCTTCACTACCAAAACGCAAGCTTTACAGTCCGACTTTGGCTCATCACACGGCATCAGGTCGTCTATACGGCAAGCGCAGCCGTCACCCTCAAAATTCTGTAACCCGTTCAAGCCTTTCGATTTGAGCGCCTCGATAACTAAGTCCTTCATTTCAATTTCAGCTTTAGCCACGGCCCGACTCCTTTGGCTTGAGGGATGCGAGGGCTTGAAGAAGCGCATGAATCGTATCCTCTCGGTAATAATGCCTCACCACTCCGTCCTCGACTAAATCACCCCACAATTCGGGCGTCTCGTTTGCAAAATCTTGCAGTGCCACCCTCACCGCATCGGGCGAGGGGGCGGGGCTGTGGCAAGTTGGTTTTATCCTTTGGTTCCACTCCTTAATAGAAAATGGCTCATCATCAATTTCAGGCCCAGAAGCACCGCACACACAAACAACAGAATAAAGCTTGTGGTGCATGGTTTCATCCCACCTTACCATCACCCTGGCATAACAGGCACAAAACGGGCACGGCTCAAGAGGCTCGGGCGTGGTCATGGGCGCACCTTGTTGAGAAATTTTCTGGCTTGCCCAACTGGACAAGTCTTCCTGTGATTGTCTCCATTGATAGTGAAGAATTCCATATCACAGAGCTTGCATTTTTCGAGCCCAAGCATTACATCATTGTCGGTGCCCTGCTTTGCTAGGGCCTTCAAGATGGTGATGGCTTTTATTTTCACAACCCCTCCCAAGAGACCAAGGCCACGGTTGAGGCGATGGCGTTGCTCATGCTATCAACTCCCTGAGTTCGTTGAGTGTCTTGCCGTGGACTGATTGGCCTCGATACGTGCAGCCTCTCAGGTCGAGGGAGCCGCATTCTGTCGGCAGCTTCAGGCCTTCGGGCAGGGTGCAGCCTCTCAGGTCGAGGTAGCCGCATTCTGTCGGCAGCTTCAAGCCTTCGGACAGGGTGCAGCCACTCAGGTCGAGGTAGCCGCCAATCTTGCTCGGCAGCTTCAGGCCTTCGGGCAGGGTGCAGCCACTCAGGTCGAGGGAGCCGCCAATCTTGCTCGGCAGCTTCAGGCCTTCGGGCAGGGTGCAGCCTCTCAGGTAGAGTGAGCCGCCAATCTTGCTCGGCAGCTTCAGGCCTTCGGGCAGGGTGCAGCCTCTCAGGTAGAGTGAGCCGCCAATCTTGCTCGGCAGCTTCAAGCCTTCGGGCAACGTGCAGCCTCTCAGGTCGAGGGAGCCATTGTATTCATCGGCCCACAATGTCAACTCTTCTGGCAACAGGTCATAGACATGCTTTACCGCCTGCGCTGGCTCCACCTTCGCCATGCGGTTGCACTCTCCACGCTTGATGGCTTTGGCGAAGGCTTCTGGCAATCCTTCACGGCCTTCAACGTGCTCGCCTTTGTATCCGAAAACTTTCTCGATTGCGCTGTGGCCTGTCGCATCGTCCCAGCTTGGCAGCTTGCCGTCTTCGATTGCAGCTTCGATGTCTCGGTCTACCAAGAACCTGCAGGTTCCGTCAGGCTCTACGATCCAGCTTGGGAATTCACACATGGGGCGCTCCGTTATTGGGGGTGGTTGCGATAACCAGTAATTGATTCAGCCGCTTGATCTCGGCTTCTGCCCAGTCCGCCCAGACTTCGGTGGCCTCGTAGTATTTCTGCTCAAGCTCGGCTCGGATGTGCAGCGCTTTGATTTCGCCGCCGTGTTGGTTCTCGTAGGTAAGTTCGGGACGGTTCATGGCTTAGGCCCTCCCTTCGGCTTTGGCGAGGACGAAGTCAACGTATTTCTGGATATTTAAAAACAGAGAATTGACTCCGTTGTCATCGGCGGTTCGCTTGTAGGCCCTGACCGCTTCTAGCAGCTCCGCATTCAGGGCCTTGAGGCTGTCACGCTCTGCGGCGGTCTCGGGGGCGGAGGCGATCAGGCGGGCGTTGGCTGGGTGGTGAGGGTTAACCATCTTCCCTGTGGCCGTGTAGATATGGGCGATAAAGTCGTCACCTTCGGCAATCCAAGGCCCCGGCGTGTGCTGTGTGTTCTGGTTCATGGCGCTGTTTGTCACGGCTGCTCTCCCTCTGTTTGGGTGACTTATCTTATGGTGTTGAGTTTATCTCAATACCCAAGAATTGTCAAGCCCCACAGAAAAATATTTTTTAAGCCCTCGGCCACCAGGACAGTGCATCCAGACACGGACAAAATCACTATCCAATCGTCCCTATCTGAATTCTTTAAATTACGCCACCCATCATCATATCGACCCATTTTCAACCGCCTTCGGAAAAGCAATCCTGTCCGGTTCCTTGCTGATCTTGACACCGTTGCAAATAGTCCTTTTGCGCTGCACCAGGCCCATGACTACAGCCCTGTAAGCATGGCGAACCTTCGTGGTCGTGGCCTTTTCCATGTCAGCCAGGGCGTCCTTTAGATCTTGCCTGTCGTCAGGAAACCAGTCTCGATCAGTGTATTCAGGTTCTTTTGCCGTTTCAACCTGATCCCAAAACGTCATGCATGCAGACACGATATCCATCTGAATCTTCTTATCTGCCTGAATATCAACAGCTATGTAGTGGGCGCCATCGTTGCTTTTTACGTAAGTCCAACTGTCAACGCCGGCCACAAGCATCTGATGCTGCATCTGTATATAATGATGTGTAGGGATCGGCGCTTGCATCTTATCTGCCCCGACATACTTGATTTCAATGCCCTTGCGGCTTTCCTCGTTCCAACCGTCCAACGAAGCCCTAATCACAGGCCATTCACCGTATTCCATCAGGCAAGGCTTGAATTCTATGCCATGCTCGAATTCGTAAGAGGCCCTGATCTGAGACTCAACAGCATGGCCCTTGGCAAATACATGGCTGCTTTCTTCGTTTGACTCAACCTCGCCCTTGGTCTTTTCTTTCCACAGCATCAACGCCGTCTTATAGGGACAAGAGCCCAACAGCGCCGCTGATTCAGACGCGCCTATGCCCTTGCGTCGCCATTCGAGCCATTCTTTGGTGCCTTGATCCATGGTTTCCTCCATAAAAATAATTTTAATGTTTACCCAAGGGCCGCGTCACCGAGACCCAAGGGTAAATATTAAACCTCGAACGGAATATCGCTGTCGTCTCGCTTGACCATCAGGCCAGGGTTTTCAGCCTTGAACTTAGCCAGATCGCCAGCCAGATTCATCTTGGCAAACTTAGCCTTCATCGAAGAAGGCTCTGCCCTCTTGACTTGGCCCACGCCACCGATCTTGTTCACCCATGAAATCTTGTGAACCCTGCCTGTGACAACGCCGTCTTTCACCTTATCGACTTCTTCGACAACCACGCTGGCCTCTGCGCCGATTTCGATGGCTCCACTGTCAGGGCCGTCGATCAGAACCGAAGGGTCGTCAGAGTAAAACCCAACGGCAGCCAAGGCCTTGAAGGTGTGAAACTTGGCGCCACCGTTGAAGTTTCCATACCAAGTCATGCCCTTCACGTCGCCGGCAAAATCCACGTCCATGACGAGGAAAACCTGAGGGTCGCTTTTGGCTGTCTCTCCGATTCCGTAGTCCTTCACTTTCGCTTTGAATGTTCCAACTTGATAGGGCATTACGCGCCTCCGATAGTCGCTTCGAGCCTGCTTTTGATTTTCGTCAACTCAACTGGTGACGATCCAGCTTTTTCAATTGCCTTATTGATGCCAGGGATCAGCGCTTGGTTCTTGACCTGCGATTTAAGCGCCACGATCTGCTGCATCAGGGTGTCTGACTTTTCAGGATCGCCCTTTGCCATAGCCTCTGCGTATGCTTCCCACGACATTTCAAGCTTGAAGGGAAGCCCGTTGCGGTTCTTGGCGTCGAAGCCAGGCCTGCGTTCGGTGTAAATCGCCCTCTCGCCTTCACCAAAGCCGCGCTTCTTGTCTTCGCTGCTGGTGTGGGTCAGGTAATTGGCGAAAAGCACCGTGTCAACGCATTCGCGCCACAAGGCAGCTGCGCCGTCATGCAGCTTGAGCTGATAACGGTCATAACCTTGGGGCGTGGCCGGATCCTGAAAAGTCTTCATCTTGGTGTGGGCTATGGCAACGAAATTCATGCCCTTGTCTCGAATGGCGTCAACCAACGGCAACAGGTCTCGCCATTCGTCAAGGGCATGGGAGTATCCCTTGCCATAACCGAAATCGTCGATGCTGGTGACGTTGGGCTTGTTTTCTTTCTTGACGACATGATCCCACACGATGACCTCAAGCCAATCAAGGCTGTCGATCACTGCCGTTTTGAATTCATGCTTTTCGTTTGCCAAGGCGTTCAAGGCCTCTTTAAACGACTGAAGCGTCTTCAGGTTCGGGAACCTGTGAACGTCCATGTTGTTCGTTCCGTCTTCGGCGCCAAGAAATATCGGCGCAGGCGCCCCGGCTGCGAACGTGGTTTTGCCCACGCCGTCAGGGCCGTAAATCACCAGCTTGTGCGGCTTGGTAATTCGCCCGCTTGTTACAGTCGATAGAATCGACATCTTACCCTCCTGCGAATATTAACGTCGAGGTGACGTTAACGCTTTTTGCTGGCCTTCTTCTCTTGCTCGGCAAGGAATTCGTGCCAGTAAATTTTTTGGCCTGTTTCCAAGACCGCGACGTAGCGGTCAAACAGCACGGCCATGTATCTTATATATGAAGTGTCAATCGGAAGCCCCTGGCGCTGGCGCATCTGGACGTGCATCACGATATTGGCAGGCCCGTTTAATTCGAGCTGCTTGACAACTTCTGGTTCAATGACTGATGGGTTGGGTCTCATAAGCATCCCGTCCTTAGTTAACAACGGATTGAATTTAATTCAACGTTGAGATTATGTCAATATTTAAGTTGAACTATTTTCAACGTCTTGGTATATTCTCGATAGGGAAATCACAGGAGATAAATATGCAACTTTCTGCGCCTCAATACGTGGTCAAAGTCTTTGGCGGCGTTCGCAAAACCGCCAAGGCCGTTGAACGCGATCCATCTGCCGTAAGCAAGTGGATTCACGAAACCGGAAACATTCCCTCAAGCATCCAACGCAAGATCCTCGAATTAGCCAAACGCGATGGCCTGGACATCACGCCGAACGACCTTATATATGGAAGGGCCGTTAAAAAGTGATCCAACTCCGCCCCTATCAACAGGCGATCATAAAAGAAACCCGCGACCTGATGGTGGCTGGCAAGAAGCGCATTCTCATCTGCGCGCCAACCGGCTCAGGAAAAACAGCCCTGACGGCCCACATGTTGGGCGGCGCTGCCAAAAAAAACATGAATTCGTTTTTCATCGTTCACCGCAGAGAACTTATCAAGCAATCCATCGCCGCATTCTCAAAGGCTGGTTTTGGCTACGGTGTCTGCGCCTCTGGATTCGTAGAGACGCCAAAACAGCCAGTCAATATATGCAGCATCCAGACTCTGGCCCACAGATACCGACGCTATAAACCGCCTCAGATGATCTGTTGGGATGAATGCCACCATATCAGCGCTGGAACGTGGGATCGAATTTTCAAGCTTTACCCGAACGCATACCACATAGGCCTAACCGCCACGCCGCACAGGACAGACGGAACCGGCCTGCGCCCATGGTTCCAAGAGATCATTCACGGCCCTTCGGTATCTTGGCTGATCGACAACGGATTTCTTTGCGACTACAAAATCTACGCCCCGCCATCCATGGACACATCAGGCCTGCATGTCCGCATGGGCGACTATATAAAATCTGAGCTTAACCGAAAATTTGACAAGCCAAGCGTCACTGGCGATGCCGTCAGGGAGTATAAAAAACTCGCCAATGGCAAACGCGCCCTGGTGTTCTGTTTTTCAATCGAACACAGCCAACACGTTGCCGAGCAATTTAGGCAATCCGGTATCACAGCGGAACACGTTGACGGTGGCACCGATCCATTCAGCCGCGACCTTTCGATGGAGCGATTCAGGACAGGGAAAACACAGGTCATAACCAGCGTTGAAATCTTTGGCGAAGGCGTGGACATACCTGCCCTTGAATGCGTGATATTACTTCGCCCCACCATGTCTTTGGGCCTCTACTTGCAGCAGGTCGGCAGGGTTTTGCGTCCATCTGAAGGCAAGACCCAGGCCATCATACTTGACCACGCCGGCAACTGCGAACGTCATGGCCTGCCCGATGCTGAACGCGAATGGAGCCTTGATGGCCGTGATAAAGAATCACAAAGCCGTGTCGCCGGTGTCAGGACATGCCCGATATGTTTCGCGGCCCAAGGCATAGGCAGCTTGACATGTAAATTCTGCGGCTTCCTATTCATACCGGAGCCACGCGAGATCGAGCATAAATCGGGTGAGCTTACCGAGGTCGAGGTTCAACAAAAACGTGCCGACAGGAAGGCTGAATGGAAGGCATGCAAGACCTTGGAAGATTTCAATGCCATGGGCCAACGTCGAGGCTATTCGCCTGGATGGGCTGTGGTGCAATTTAACCTTAAACGTCAATGGGGGTTGGTGTGACAAAGCCAGAAACCCGTATCTACGCCTCAAGCATCAGCCTTGGACGCTGCCGATGTGGTCACACCATGGCAGCGCATGAGAACCCAGGCGGCCTTTGCGGCTATCTTGACTGCCTCTGTGATCGTTACCGAGACGAAAACGGTTCCGTCGAATTCGAGTTGGAGTCCGTAAGCACAGGATGGCCTGCGTGGTTCTGGTTTGCCCTTGGCTTCGCCAGCTGCGGCATTATCATGGCTATGCTATGAAGAACAGGCTCGAAACCGAATTACTTAGGAAGATACTCATCCTCGCCCCTGAGCATGGATTCAGGCTTTTCCGAAACAACATCGGCGCCTACAGGTCAGAGGCAGGCCATTATATAAAATACGGGCTGTGCAACCCTGGCGGCTCTGACCTTATCGGCTGGAAGCCAAGGCTGATCACGGCTGAAGACGCAGGAAAGACCATGGCTATCTTCACTGCCGTCGAGGTTAAGGCCCCAGGCGGTCGTGTCACAGTCGAACAGCGCCAATTTCTTGCTGTCGTTGAAAAATCAGGCGGCATTGCCAGCGAGGTCTATTCGCTTGGTGAGGCTGACATGCTCTTTAGGTCTAAATGAATATCACCGCTGCCCTAAAACTAGCCAAGGAGTTACGCGCCTTGGTTAAACTCAGAGTAATCACCAAACGTGACGCCAACAAACACTTCAGGAGATATCATGGGATCAACCTCTATAAGCATATACGCAGGAGGCCTTAATGCCTGCCGGGAAGCTATCAGGGCTCATCGGGAAAAAGCCATGCTCAGGCCCGAGGGCGAAAACTGGCCAAAAGGGCAAGTCCTGTCCTTTCCGTCTCTGGATCAAGATGGGCAGACACACAAACCTATGTTATCGTTGCAGGGCGAAAATCACGATGGAGAAGACTAAACGTAAGGTATTGCTCAGGCAGAAACGGGAAGCCTTGGTGTCTGAATTTAAGGCGATACGCGCGAATTAACGCTACACGTAAATTAAGGGAAACCCATGTCATATGATTACGCAGGGCTGAATGCCGAGCTATGCCGGCATTCGAGGGATCTTTTGCCTCTTTGGCTGCCAGGTGGTCGCTTCAACGGATCAGAATACGTTTGCGCAAGCATCAAGGGCGGTAAGGGCGAATCGTTTTCGGTGAATATTAAAACTGGTGCATGGGGTGAGTTTTCCGGCACCGAGCGTGGCGGCGATCTGGTGAGTCTGTATGGCGCCGTGAACAACGTGGACAACGGAGAGGCCTACAGGCAGTTGTCGCAGACGTATGTTCCCGCGGTCACAGAAACCCAAGTTGAGAACCCAATCCAGAAGCCGCCCGTTGACGCGGCACCGCCAGCTGTCAACGCCAGTGCCATGTGGCGATACAACAATCCGTATGGCGAACAACTGTTTTATATCGCAAGATTCGATGGCAACGAAGGCAAGATAATCAGGCCCTACTGTTGGTCTGGAGGCAAGTGGGTAAACAAGGGGTGGCCTTCACCGAGGCCGCTTTACAACCTGCATCTGCTGAGTCAAGACCTGCCAGTGCTGATTGTCGAGGGCGAGAAGGCCGCAGACGCCGCGGCTAAGATCGTCGGCGATGCCTATGTGGTCACGACCTGGACGAATGGCGTCAACGGGGTAGGCAAAACTGATTGGTCAGCCATCAATAACCGGAAGGTGCTGATCTGGCCTGACTGTGACCTTAAGAACGCCGACACCAAAACAGGGCCAAAATACGGCATAGAGCCAGGCACGCGCCTTCCAACACGCTATCAGCCAGGCATGGCCGCTGGCCTTGAGATCGCCAAGATCCTCCAAGGCAGCAACGAAGTCAAAATAATCACCTTTGACGCCTGCGAGGCCACAGGCACAGGGGCCAACGCCACGCCGGCGAGGCCTGCATGGGAGTCTTTCGATGGATGGGATGCCGCAGACGCCCTGCGCGAAGGCTGGGGCTGGCAAGAATTCTACGCATGGGCCAAGCCCAGGGCCATGTTATGCAAGGCGCCCACAGTTTCCAATGTATTAGATGAACCATATTCAGAGCCTACAGAACCAGCGACGCCTGTCGAATCATCTGCCGAGGTATCCGGCTCGATTTCAGGCAACGTCATGGCGGATCTACAAGCGGCCGGCGTCAGCATGAACAACGCAGGCAAGGTCATTCCAAATATTGACAGTTTGATCAAAATTTTCACGTATTTTCCGTCATACAAAAATCCAACTTATTACGATGAATTCCACGATAAGATATTCTCAACAGAAACAAATAAGCAATGGCGCGAAATCGACGACTTAAACCTTGCCTTCAGGCTTCAGCGTGAGCTTGGTATTTTAGGCGTCAGCGACAAAGAAGTCCGCAATGCGATAACAGTTTTTGCCCACGGAAACAAGCGAAACGAGCCAAAGGAATGGCTCGAATCGCTAAAATGGGATGGCACCGAAAGAATCGACAGCCTTTTCGTTGAATATTTCGGATCGAGAACCCTTGATGACGACGATGAATACCACACCTTTGTCTCAAAAAACTTCCTCATATCCATGGTCGCCAGGATCCTTGACCCTGGCTGCAAGGTCGATAACATGGTCATTTTGGAAGGCGAACAAGGCACCTTTAAATCAACCGCCCTGTCTGTTTTGGGCGGTAAATTCGCCATGGAAGCCCATGAATCAGTGCTTTCCAAGGATTTTTACCAGACCATGCGCGGCAAATTCCTTGTAATTATCAACGAATTACAGTCTTTTTCACGCGCCGAAGTAAACACCGTCAAAAACATGATCACTCGTTCCGTGGACACCTACAGGAAATCCTACGGCCGTGACAGCGAAGACCATTACAGAAGCTGCATTTTCGTTGGCGTAACCAACGAAGACCATTACCTTCACGATTCAACTGGAGCTAGGCGCTTTTGGCCTATTCGTGTCCATAAAATCAATATTAACAAGCTTAAATCTGATCGTGATCAGCTATTCGCAGAGGCCGTCCATCGCTACAAGGCCGGCGAAGACTGGCACACAGTGCCCCTAGATCAAGCCAGGAAGGCCCAAGAACAACGCCGTGACCACGATGAATGGGAACCACATATCATGGCCTATGTCGAAGATTTTAAAACCGAAGGCGTTTTAATAGCCGATATCCTGACCAAATGCGTCATGCTCCCTTTCTCCAAAATTACCAAGCTTGAGCAGAACCGTGTAGGAAGGTTACTAAGGGCAAACAACTGGATCAGCGTCGTTAGAAAAAAAGACGGAGCTTCGGTCAAAGTCTGGAAGCCTCACGAAAAATTACTTGAGTTGGTAAATAATAAAGTGGTCGAATCCGGTAACTCGAAAAACGTCGATGAATCATATTGATTCCTGTGTTTACTACTATACTACTATCTATCTATCTATCTTTATATATATATACAGGTATGGAAACCGTATGTATGGGAATGGACACCTCACCAGTAGATAACCTCTCTAGGAAAAGATGGTATTCTTGGTAACTTAGTAACCGACTTGGAGTTTACAAATATGAAATTAGATTTAGAATTAAACGTTATGGAAATTGAACGTCTATCAATAATGGCTGATAAGCTAGGTTTCGCCTCGATACATGACCTAATTGTTTCGAAATGCGGAATAGACGAAAACGCCCTGTTCAAGAACATGAAGCCTGGCGATTCGTTCGTTCATCAGAGCTTTGATCTGAGCGCCGATGAAATTAAAAAAAGAATCAATTTAGACGCAAAAATAAGGCGTTATTCATCATCTAAGGGTTGGAAATTCTATGTCGAAAACAAAGGAACGACCATAATCGTTCACAGAATATCTTGACCTTAAAGGTTTTTCCTGTAGAATACTACATGTAGCGGGTGACATCGCCTGAGACACAAGGACGCGCCACAGCGTCACGCAACGGCCGGCATGGCCCTTCCCTCCATGCCGGCCTTGCTATTTTAAGAGCCTTGCTGTAGCTTTAAATTATGGACACAAGAGAGCCATCCAAGCAGGCTGTTAGCAAGCTTCTAGAGGAAGCCTTTGCTGAGTTGTGCATTGTTCCAAAAGCTGATCGATGGGATAAATGGTCAAAGCTTTCTGGCGATCCAGCTTTTTTTGAAACAGTCATGGATTACGTCTGTTGTGGCGGAACGATCCCTGAGCTTTCTAAGGCCTGGGATATCCCCTATGAATGGCTGACAAAATTTATCAGTTCAAGCGGTGAACGCCAGGCCAGGTATACTTCTGCCATGATGGCCCGTTCCGAGTGGGCAACCGAGACCGTTCTTTCTGAATTGCGCAAGACCGGCACGTTTGATCCAACCAGTGTTTTCAACACTGACGGAACGCTCAAGCCTGTCAGTGAATGGCCCAAGGACGCATCAGCTGCGCTTTCGTCAATCGAGGTCAAACAGCTTTACGCCAAGGGCGATTCAGAACCCATTGGCGATGTGACTAAAGTGAAATTCAATGACCGCAAAGGGTCTCTTGAGCTTATCGGTAAACACTATGGCATGTTCAAAGAGATTAAGGTTCTCGAAGGCAAACTTACGCTTGAAAAATTACTGGCAGACGCATGACAGCCAAGGAACGTTTGAAGCTTTGGAAAAATGATCCGGTTCAATTCGTAGTCGATAACTTCGCCCCTGAAAAAATAGATGATTGGCAGATTGATACGCTTCGCTCTTTGAGTGGCGCAACACCTGTGCCGCGCCGGCGTGTTGCTATGAAGGCGTGCACAGGCCCGGGCAAGTCTGCCTTGTTGGCTTGGGCTGGCTGGCATCGCCTGGCTTGCTTTGCTAAGAATGGCGAGCATCCCAAGGGCGCTGCGTTGTCCGGCGAGGGCCGAGACAACTTGCGTGACAATCTTTGGGCGGAGCTTTCTAAGTGGCAACAGAAATCACAATTCCTGATGAATCAATTCACATGGAGCAAAGAGCAGATTTCAAACGTGGATCATCCTTCGACGTGGTTTCTTTCAGCTCGTAGCTACGCCAAGGACGCTGACACGGATTCGATTGGTCGTTCGCTGTCAGGTCTTCACTCGGCATTCCCTTTTGTGTTGCTGGACGAAATAGGTGACATGCCGATCACTGTTGGGCAGAAGGCAAGTCAGGTATTCACTGGTGGCGTTATCGACGGCCTGATCATCGGAGCAGGGAATCCGACAAGCACGGCTGGATTGCTTTACAACGTTTGCACCATTGAACGCGGAACGTGGAGTGTGGTCACGATCACGGCTGATCCTGATGACCCCAAGAGAACAAGTCGCGTTGATATCGAGCATGCCAGGGAGCAGATCAAAACTTATGGTCGTGATAATCCATGGGTGATGGCGACCATACTTGGCGAGTTTCCGTCGCAGGGATTCAATGCGCTGCTTTCGGTTGCTGATGTAGAGAAGTCAATGGCGAGGCATTTGAAGCTCGATCATTACGATTGGTCGCAGAAGCGTCTTGGCGTTGATGTGGCCAGGTTCGGCGATGACATGACGGTTATATTTCCGAGACAGGGCCTGGCTTCGTTTATGCCGGTCGAAATGCGAAACGCCGCTTCGAACGAAGTGGCTGCAAGGATTGCCAAGGCGAAATCGGATTGGGGAAGCGAGGCTGAGTTTATCGATGGCACTGGCGGTTATGGCGCTGGCGTGATTGATAGCCTGGCCCAAGGCGGCATCAGGTCTCACGAAATAAATTTTTCGAGTAAGGCGACGGATCCGAGATTCTTCAACAAGCGGACTGAAATCTGGTGGTTGATGGCTGAGTGGGTCAAGAAGGGTGGAGCCTTGCCGATGGTGTCTGGCTTGGTCAGGGAGCTTACGGCGCCAACGTATACGTTTCAGAATGGCAAGATCAGGCTGGAAGAAAAGGATCAGATTAAAAAGAGGCTTGGGTTCAGTCCGGACAGGGCCGATGCCTTGGCGTTGACGTTTGCCTTGCCCGACAGGCCTGCTAAAACAACGCTTCCGTGGGAGCTTTTAGGTGTTCCGGCTAGAGGGAAGATGCAGTTTGATGCTGTTCCTGAAGAATTACGTTGAGAAAATCTCAGCTTACGTAAATAAATTAAATTTAGCATAATAATTTCATGGCAAAGGGTGATTGGTGGGATCCGCAGACTTATTCGCGCGGTGACACCTCAACAGATAAATTGGCTACAGCCTTAACCGCAGGTAACGTTACCGGTGGTGCTTCGGTTATTTTTCCCGAAATTAAATCTTTATTCGATAAAAGCACATCGCCTGGTTCAACAAACGCTAATGCAACAAATCAAAAGCAAGATAAAACAGACAGGGATATTGGATCATCGCTTTCCGGAAAAATACTTGGTGACAAATTAGTTAAGGGCCAGGGCGACTTACTCGACGGCTACGGCAACGTTAACGCCGAAGGCGAATCCGACCTTCACGATCAGTTTTTTAAATCAGAAAAAGAAAAATCACGTTTGAACGAAGAATTTGAGAAGCGCCGTTTTTCATCCCTTCGCAGGTATCGCAGTGTGCAGAGAGCGTCAGCTGGCGCAGGCTTGCGCAGCACGTTGCTGACTGGCTCTCTTGGCCTTGGCTCGCCGCCGGTTGGCGGTGGACTCAAAACACTGTTGGGTCAATAAATGATTTCAGCCCAAGGTGGATATAACGGCAGCAGCGGCAAAGAAACAAGGCGCCGCAGCTGTGATATCACCAGGACACAACTTTTGGGCGAACGTTCGTCGTTTGATTCCCATTGGCGCGACATAGCTGATTTTATCAGGCCTCGAAGGGCTCGGTTCCAGGTGTCAGAGACCAATAGGGGAGACAAGAAAAATCAGAAGATCATCAACAGTAAGGCCACGACAGCCAGCAGGACGTTGCGGTCTGGCATGATGTCTGGAATCACATCTCCGTCTCGTCAATGGTTTAGGCTTTCGGTTCCTGACCCAGGGCTTGCAGAGGATTGGGAAGTTAAAAATTGGCTAGACACTGTGACCAAGCGCATGAACGAGAAGTTTCTTGGTTCAAATCTTTATAATTCGTTGCCAACGTTTTACGAAGACCTTGGCGACATGGGGACCAGCGTTATCTATATCGAAGAAGATTTTGAAAATCTGATTCACACCGAAGTTTTCCCTATTGGAAGTTACGCATTGAGTATGGACGAGAAGGGCCGCCCTTCGGTGTTCATGCGTGAATTTTCCATGACGGTCAGGCAGCTCGTTGCCAAGTTTGGAGTCATGGACGAAAAAGGCAACGTGACTAATTGGGAGAATTTTTCCAACGCTGTCCATCAGATGTGGGAGAACAACCAGAGGGAAACGAGGGTCACGGTTTGCCACATCATACAGCCTAACGATATATGGAATCCCAAGAGGCTTGAGTCGAAATACAAGCGATTCTCGTCTGACTATTTCGAAACTGGCGGTGGCAATAGTGGCGCGAAGGGATACATCACCGAATCAGACTACGAAAGGTTTTTGAAGCAGTCTGGATACGATGTTTTCCCTGTGCTTGCCGCGTTTTGGGAGAGGTCGCCAGAAGATTCTTACGGAACAGACTGCCCTGGCATGACGGCGTTGGGCGATATAAAGAGCTTGCAGGCCATGGAGAAGCGGCTTGCCAACGCGACTGACAAGATGATCAATCCTCCCATGACTGGGCCTGCCGATCTTGAAAATAAGGCCGTGTCGATCTTGCCTGGCGGCACCACGTTTATCGATGTGCGAGACGGCCAGCAAGGATTCAGGCCTGCGCATGAGGTCAGGCTGAATCTGAATGACTTGAGGATAAATATACAGGCATGCGAGAGTCGGATCAGCAGGGCGTTTTATGAGGACGTTTTTTTGATGATGGCTATGGATGAGCGTTCTCAGCCTCCCACTGCCGAGGAAATCAGGGCTAGGAATCAGGAAAAGCTTATCGAGCTTGGACCAGTTCTTGAGCAAGTCAATCACGGTGTGCTTAAGAATTTAATAGACATAACTTTTGATGTCATGGTCAGGCAGGGCCTTATTCCGCCGCCTCCAGATGATTTGCAGGGCAAGGATCTTAAGGTTGAATTTGTGTCGATCATGGCCCAAGCGCAAAAGCTGCTTGGCGCTTCCGGTGTCGAGAGGATGATTGGGTTTGCCATGAATATTTCTGCGCAAACCCAGGATCCTTCGCATATGGACAAGGTTGATGTTGACCAAGCCCTTGATGTTTACGGGGATATTTTGAGCGTTTCCCCTGGAATAGTCAGATCTGACGAATCGGTTGCATCCTTGCGGGAAAGCCGCGCCAAGGCGCAGCAGGCTCAAGTGGCTTCGCAACAGGCCGCAGACCAGGCCAAGGCCATGAAAATGCTTTCAGAAACCGACATGTCGAAGGATTCGGCGTTGTCGGCTATGGCGGGATAAACCCGTCTGGCTCACGGTGCCGGGGCTATGTTACGGCGCTAAAAAGGAGAATGCTATGCCCGCGAATTACAGGAAAGCTGAAAAAACCCTGATCACCACTGGCGCCTTGATTGGAGCTACGGCTGGTTGGGAAGTTGACGGCAACACCACGGATAACCATACCTTGGCCCTTATGGCGGCCTCACAGACTGCCGGAACGATTGTCGTTCCGATTCCTGGGCTTGTGATTGGCGACAAGATCGAGGCGTTTCATGCTCTCGGTCAGATCGAATCTGGCGGAAATGCGGCCACGCTTGATGTGGCGCTTCGGTCATTGACTGCCGCTGCTGCCAATCCCACTGACGCAGCCATTGCCAGCATGACTCAGGTTTCGGTGACGGCAGACACGGCCCTTACGGAAACCAACACGAAGAAGGGCGAGCTGACCACTACTGTCGAAGACGGGAAGACTTACTACTTCCTCGTCACTGGCACCACGGCCGCCAGCACGGATATTCAATTGATGGGCCTCTGCGTGCATATCAAACGCACGTTGCACAACTAGAAGGGGGCCTAAATGGCTGATGTAGTAACCAACAACACTATTTTTGATAGTCCTCACCAGAGGATTATTCACTTGACCAATATCAGCGACGGGACTGGCGAGGCCGCCGTTGTTAAGATCGATAAATCGTCATTGACGGCAAGCGATGGCGCGGAGCCTGATGCTTTGGATATTGAATGGATTGACTGGAATATCCAAGGCATTACTTCGGTAAGGCTTTTGTGGGACCACACCACAGACGACGTTGCCATGGTCCTGAACGGGAATGGATATAAAAATTTCCGTGATCCTGGCGGATTGCAGAACTATTCGCAAACCGGCGGGTTGAAGGATCCTCGTAGCGCTGGAGCGACGGGCGATTTGCTGCTGACGACCAATGGGGCCGCGTCGGGTGGAACCTACGATATAACCATTTGCGTCAAGAAGGCGGCGGTTTAATGCCTTGGAAATATACGATACAGGCCAAGTGTAAAAACGGCAGGAGCAAAACAGCCGAAGAAGTCTACGACTTATTCAAGGGCTTATCGTATTTGCAGATGTCTGGTCGTTTTGATGACGATAACGGAACGTTCACGCTCGAATTAATTTCAAACGATGGTGGCTTGAATTTGAATTTTGATTCAAAGTTTTCCAACGTTGGAAGTTTAACTAAGGTGGCTGTGTAGATATGTCTATTGCTGCAAACACTGTTGCTCTGTATCTCTTGCAGAACAACCTTAACGACTCTGGGCCTAACTCATACAATTTGAGCCAGGTCGGGACCGTTCCGTTCGTTACTACCCCTGCGCCTGCGACGATAACGCCGTATTACGCCGGAACTTTTACGGACACACAATATTTTAATTGTCCGGCTGGATTAAATACGGCGTTTTCGTCCCTAAGCAATTATTCAATAGAGTGCGACGTTTATTTGAATTCATATGCTTCTCAGCCTGTTGTTATTTCAACAACCGATGGCGCATTAATATCGTCCTTGGTTGTTGGTAATTTAGGAGCTTTACTCTATAACACTGGGGCTGGTTTTTTGGTGTCCGCTAACGGCACAGCCCCATTAACCACTAATTTTAATTTCGCTGTTACGTGGGATGGGGTAAACAGAAAAATTTGGAAGGATGGCGCTGTTGTTGCGACGGACGCTGTGGCTGGAGCTACTTTAACATCAAATAATTACAGAATCGGGACTTATGTAACTGCTTTAGGAATATTTTGGACTGGGTATGTTAATAACGTGAGATTTTCAAACATAGCCAGAATATCTTTTCCAACGGTTGATCCAATAGAAACGGCAGGTAGCGTTGTCACTATGATGATGGCTAGAAAAAATATGGATCGTCGTAAAAAGAGAGGTATGTTTAGGTGAAAAAGCTTGTAGCCAATGCTTCAGACGCGGAGCAAGTTAATCTTGGCAAAGCAAAGATTAAGAACGCGAGACAGGAACATCTTGACAGACTTAGGGCTGTATTGGCCACAAGGGAAGGCCAAGAAGTATTATGGGCATTTATCACGGCAGGGAAATATTTTGATTTCATGCCCGGCCCTGGATCGATAGAAACATTGAACTTCCAGGAAGGCCAGCGGGCGCTGGCGGGGAGAATAGCGACAGACGTTGGCGAGGCTTCGCCTGAAGCTCTGCACGCTATGTTACAAAGACATTTCGAAGCACAACAGGAGAGAAACAAATGACAGAACCAATCGTTGCTACGTCTCCCCCTGCTGGCGGGGCTACCCCTCCGCCTCCTGCGCCTCCTGCTGGCGGAACGCCACCTCCTGCGGCGTCCGCCACTCCGCCTCCATCCCCTGCGGATGGCAAAACGCTGCTTGGTGGCGGAAACAGCGCTGAAATTAAATACGAATTAAAGCTTCCGGAAAACGCCATCTTAGAGGCGACTTCATTGGGCGAGATTGAGACCTTTGCGAAGGCTCATGGATTGCCCGAGGAGAAGGCTCAGGCTTTGGTGGATTTTCAGAATAAGTGGCTGGCTGAATCTGAAGCAAAAGAAAGGCTGGCTCAGGAAAAACAGGCTAAGGAATGGGTCGCTGAAATTCAGGCTGATCCGGTCCTTGGCGGTGAAAATCTGAAAAAGAACGTCGAGCTTTCGAACAGGCTGATCAAAAGGTTTGATACCGATGGTAGCTTTGTTCAATTGCTCGGTTCGTCTGGTCTTGGAAATCACAAGGCCATGTTTGGAATTATGGCCCGCATAGCATCCGCTATGGGGGAAGACACTTTGGTTCATGGTCGCACGCCAGGCGCTACCTCTCCCGCAGCGGGAACAGACGCCGCTATGGCTCAGACCATGTTCAACACAAAATAGGAGTTAAATCATGGCAGCTATTGGATCAACTGTCGGCAATCTTGTCGATATCACGCGTGGCCTTGACCCTGCCGGTCGGGCTCTTAACGTTGCGATGCTTTTGTCGCAGAAAAACGAAATGATCAACGACATTCCTTGGCAGGAGGCTAATGGCCTGACTGGTCATGTGATGGCACAGCAGACCAGCTTGCCAAGCGTTTCGTGGCGTTCTTACAACGGGTTCGTGACCCCGAGCAAGGGAACCGTTGCTCAGATCACCGAAGGCATGGGCATGTTGGAAGGCTACAGCGAAGTTGACGTTAAACTGGCCAGCTTGGGCGGAAATGTTAACGGCTATCGTCTTCAACAGGAGAAGATGTTTGCTGAATCGATCACGCAGGAATTCGCTGGAACGCTGCTTTACGGCAATGTGACCACAGCCCCGAAGGAATTCAACGGACTGGCTACGCGCTATAACTCTCTGACTGGCGCGGTTGGCGATAACGTTGTTTCTGGCGGTGGCTCTGGTTCTGACAACACTTCGATTTGGATCGTCGGTTGGGGGCAGAGTTCGGTTTACGGACTTTACCCCAAGGGCACGATGGCTGGATTGGATTATCAGGACCTTGGCGTCCAGACCATCACCAACGCTACTGGCGTCGGCGGCGGAAAGATGCAGGCCTATGTTGGGCATTGGTCGTGGTCGTGCGGTTTGGCGGTTCAGGATTGGCGTAACATCGTTCGCATCTGCAACTTGGATGTGAGCGCTCTTGTGGCCGATTCCAACGCTGCCGACCTGCCCACACTGATCAACAATGGCATCCATCGTCTGAACAGCCTTGAAGGCGTGACTCCCCGCATCTACATGAACCGGACTGCGTTTGAACGGCTGGATTACCAATGCCGCCAGGACGTGCGCCTGGGCGGTCAGCTTTCGTATCAGGTCGTGGATGGCAAGCCGATGAACATCTGGCGCGGCTTCCCTATCCGTATCAGCGACCAGATCACGGAAACTGAATCGGCTGTTGCCTAAGAATAAATAGCCCCACATGGCGTGGGGCTATAAACAAAAAACTTTGGAGAATAACCATGTTGACTGATGCACAGCTGATGCTTGACGAAGAAAGCGCCCATCTTACCACGGAGGCTACGACCAATTATATTGATCTTAGCGCTGCCCGAGATATTGGCGCTGGACGCAATCTTTACGTTTTCGCTGCCGTAACTACGGCGATGACTGACGGAGCCAGCAATTCGACTATGACTTTGACTCTGGAAAGCGATGACAACACCTCGTTTTCATCGGCGACCACGATTCAGACCATTGGTGTTTTTTCGGCCCTTTCTGCGGTTGGAACCACGCTTGTAGCAAGGTTGCAACCGATTACAACGCCTGAGCGTTATCTGCGTGGCAAGTGGACCGTTGCCAACGGAGATCTTTCGACCGGCAATTTCACGGTAACGATCACCGACGACGTTGATAAGTGGCGTGCATACGCTAATGGCTACACCATTAGCTAATAGTTGAGTGTTTAACCCCAGGGGCATATCGCCCCTGGGGATTTTTAGGGGTGTGAAATGGGCATCAGAGTAAGGGCTGTTGGGTCAGTAAGGGGAATGCAAGACGGGCAGGTGGCTGGATTCTATGATTTCACGTCTAAGAATCCTAATCCAGATCTGCGCGGTGGCCACGGAACTCGAATTCGTGTTGGCGATATTTTTGAAATCCACGACATGAGCGAGTTTTCTGATTCGAGCAAAACCGGGGCGAACGGGCGACGCGGTTGGATGGAACTTGTCGATGCTGCGCCTACGGTTACGGCGCCCAAGCCGCAGGTTATCCCGGGTCAGGTTCCAGGTCAGGCGCCGGCTGGTGCTATTCCTGTCGATGTTTTGGTAGCTTCGGGCACAAAGGCCGAATCTCCTGTTGGTGGCGCAGCGGACGCTCCCACTGGCAACAGGAAAGTAATTTAATATCGTTACCCTAGCCCCTGTTTCCAGGGGCCTTGGCAACCATATTAACTTGGAAACCATATCAAGGCGGTAAATGAGTGTAGCCAGGGTTATAGTTAAAAATAGGGTTCTGGTTAACGGGCTTGTCGCCATTGATGGCGTGGTCACGGTTACTGGAACTGTGGCTGTTACTGGCGCAGGAGACGCGACTGCCGCCAATCAGGTTACAGGGAACTCTTATTTAAGCGATATTGACGCTAAGATTATATCGCTTGATAGCAAAGTAACGGCGTGTAATACGTCCAATGTTGATTCTCTGACTTTGGCCACGGTTGCGAAACAACCAAGTCTAGGGACAGCAGGAACCGCAAGCGTTGATGTTATAACGGTTCAGGGTATTGTTGGGATGACCGCCCTGAAGGTTGATGGAAGCGCTGTTACGCAGCCAATTAGTGGAACGGTGGCTGTGTCTGGCAGTGTGGCGGTTACTGGGCCGCTTACAGACGCCGAGTTAAGGGCCACGCCAGTTCCTGTATCTGGAACCGTAGCGGCTACACAATCTGGCACATGGACCGTCCAGCCGGGGAACACCCAGAACACGACCGCGTGGCTGATGGATCTGAGGCGGGGTCAGACCATTTTGTTTGCGGCTATCAGCGCTTCGGCAAACGGTGCGAATACCATTGTAACTGCTGATGCGACTAGGAAAATAAAAGTTTTGGGTTATACTATAGTTGCGGACGGGACGGTTACGACAACATGGAAAAGCGACTCAACCTCACTATCTGGCGCAATGTCTTGGGTGGCGAATACGGGCGTATCGCCACCTTTGGGAACGCCGGCAAGTGGGTGGATCATGGAAACGGCGGTAAACGAGGCGTTGATTCTGACGCTTTCGGCTGCGGTTGGCGTCAGGGGTCAGATTTCTTACTTCTTAGAGGCGTAGGATGGCGATTTATTCACTAGCACAGAGAACCACAGTTACAACGATTGCGGCTGCTTCGTGGGCGGCTCTTTCGCCAGCCACGAATGAAGCTGCGGTGATGGAGTGGGGTTATATCAACGGTGCGGCCACGGCTTGCGTGGTTGGGCTTGGAAGGACAGCTAATACGCCCACACTTACTGGCGGCGTGGCGTTTCTGGCAGAAGACGAGGGACGCCCCACCGGCTTAACTCAGTCGGCGGTAGCATTCGGAACAGCCCCGACTGTTCCTACGCAGTTTTTTCGTAGGTTCAGCATGGCGGCTCTTGTTGGCGCTGGTATCGTCTACACCTTCCCCCGGGGAATCGTTCTTCCCGCTGGTGGGCAAGCTATTTGCGCTTGGAATATCACGGCCAACTCGGCCGTGGTTGACCTGCATTGCGTGGTGGACGAATGAGTGGGATTGAATCATTTGACGACAAGCACGGTAATACTGTGGTGTCGTCAATCGTGATCAACCTTCATCGCAACGGGATGATGGCAATATCCGGTTCAATAACTGACGAGAAATACGCCCGTTATTTATTGGACACGGCCCGTCAGACGTTGACGAATTATCACCTGAATCAGAAAAAAGGGCTCAGGAGTCAAATAATTGTTCCCGCACACGATACAGCGTTGGTTGGGACGCCAGAGGAAAAACTCTTGCTAAATGCCAGACACGATCTGGCAAACGCTATGGCGGGTTCGTAATGGGTGCGGGGATGAGATACGCCACGCTCGCCACCGGAACCGTTGGATTCCAAAGGGCTGGATCAATAGCGCCCGGCTTGGTTGAATCCAGCGCATTGTGGGAACCAGAATGGCAGTATCAAAGCCGATCGCCAAAGACATGGAGAGACACCAACAATTTTTTTTCTCGGTGGCCGTCTTCGTGTTTTATGAACGCTGGATCTCTTGACTACTGCCTAATGAGCCAAGAGGCCGGAGCTGATCGTGGGCAGTATGAGCCATTTAGCTGCGATGGGCCGGGAACCCAATCTAGAAACGCAATCAGGGGCCAATGCTTAGACAACGTATCTGCGCCAGTCGCCGGGGCTTTGGTTCAAGGCTTTGTAACAGCAACGGACGCATATTGTGGCGAGGTTCAATCGCTAGAGGATGGCACCTATATTCTTTGCGTTGAACAAGGAAAGGCCACACCTATTTATCTGGTGGCATATAAGCCGGGTTCGCCCGACATAGCGGGAACGACAGTTAATACGCTGTTGGCGACAAACGTAGACGGTAGCTGATGGGCCAGAAAGACATATCGCTATACGAAGGCCACGCAACGCCCAAGAACATCATACTTAGGGCATTGCCAATCCTAGCGATAACATCTACAACGATATTTTTATACGAGGGTGACGCTACCCCTAAGAATATCATCATGTCTGACCCAACGGGGGTTAGGCCTTACACGCCGCCACCAACGGGCGGGACATTCAGGCTTTTGCTTTTAAGGGTGGGATGATGGAATATCCGAAAAATTTATACGGCCACATGGGTCAAGAGAAGCCCGGGGAAATAACCATGCAAACTGAGGCGCATCTTTTGTTTAAAAAAACAAATGACGAAATCGAAATAGGGATTTACGAATTAAAAGAGGTAAAAAAACTAAAGTTAACTTTGGCCGAATAACCAGAGGGGAACATGGCTTCGACAACACAAATAGCCAACATGGCTTTGGCGCATCTAGGAAATTCGAAGCTAATCGCTTCGCTTACTGAAAATTCAGATCTGGCCAGGTCGTGTAATGCCTTTTACGAGACCGCAAGGGACAAGGTTCTTGAGGACTTTAATTGGCCGTTTGCCCGTAAATTTGTGACTTTAGGACTTGTCGAAGAAGACCCAACAGGAATTGACGATGAGTGGAGTTTTTCATATCGCTATCCTTCGGATTGCCTGATGGCTCGAAGGCTGATCAGCGGGATCAAGGCGGAAGACAAAGACACTGAATACAAATACATTATAGGCAGCGATTCGCAGGGAAGGCTTATCTACACCGATATCGAAGACGCCAGGCTTGAATACACAAAAAGGGAAGACGATACTGCCAAGTATCCGATTTCATTCACTTTGGCGTTGTCGTATTACCTTGCGTTTTTGATCGCCCCACGCGTAACAGCCGGCGATCCATTTGGATTGGCTAAAAAGGCCGAGACCAATTATATCGTTGAGATTCAGAAATCAAGGGCTAATTCATTCAATGAGCAGCACAAGCCAAATCAGGCCGATGGTGAATTTTTGACGGCTAGAAACTAATGACGTCATTTATTCAGAGGTCTTTTTCAAAGGGCGAAATAGCCCCTTCTCTTTACGGAAGGGTTGATACCGCCCTGTATTCCACGGCCCTGCGGACCTGTAAAAATTTCATAGTCATGCGTCCAGGCGGTGTTCAAAACAGGCCTGGGTCTCAGTTTGTTTGCGAAGTAAAAGATTCAACCAAGGCCGTCAGGCTTATTGAGTTTGTTTTTAACAATACGCAAACTTACATTTTGGAATTTGGCGATCTTTACATGCGCGTTATAAGGGAAGGCGAACAACAGTTTGACCTTACCTTGACGATAACCGGAATAACTCAGGCAAGCCCTGCCGTGTTGACCTATACGGGAACAGACCCATCTAACGGAGAAGAAGTTTACATATCAGATGTTTTTGGAATGTCCCAGGTTAATGGTAGGAATTTTAAAATAGCTAATGTCAACGCTGGCGCCAATACGTTTGAATTACAAGACATGGATAGCGTAAACATCGATTCTTCGAATTACACGGCCTATTCCTCTGGCGGGACAGCAAAGCGTGTTTATACAATCACGACCCCTTATCTTGAGGCTGATCTTTCAGAACTAAATTACTCTCAATCTGGCGATGTTATTTATATAGTTCATCCGTCTTATGCTCCAAGGACGCTTTCGAGGACTGGGCATACGACATGGACTTTAGCTGCAACTTCTTTTACGCCAACGATTTCCAGGCCAACCAACCTTGCCGTGTCTTCTGTTACGGGCGGGGCAAATACATACAGATATAAAGTTACGGCCATAGACGAGGATACAGGCGAAGAAAGCTTCGCCGGACTTGAGGCTACGCAGGCCATTACCGGCATAACCAACGCAAACCCAGCTGTCCTTACTTACGCTGGCGCCGACAGTTACGCCAACGGCGCCGAAGTTTACATAACAGGCGTTACTGGAATGACAGAAGTAAACGGTCGCACGTTTACTGTTGCCAACGTAAACACTGGCGCTAATACTTTTGAATTGCTCAATCTTAATTCAACAGATTTCGGGGTTTTTTCTGCTGGCGGAACGCTTGCCAAGCCCTATGTTATAGCGTCTGCCGCTGCTGCGCCAACGGTTGCCGATCCTCACACGTTGACTTGGACGGCAGCGACCAACGCCAAGGAATACAATATTTACAGGGAAGACAACGGAGGCGGAATATTTGGCCTGGTTGGGGTTAGCAAAACAATTACGCACAACGATAACGCAACTTCGATTGACACATCTGAAAATCCACCTGAGACCGTAGACATATTTACCGGAGAAGGCGAATATCCATCTGCTGTCGGGTTTTATCAGCAGCGAGCCATTTACGCCAATACCGACAACGAACCAGAAAGGGTGTTCGCGTCTCGGACTGGGTTTTTGACTAATTTTGGAGTTAGCAAGGAAACCCAAGACGACGATTCTGTTGATTTTACTTTGGCTGGTCGGAAGGTGAACGAAATCGTCCACGTGGTTGAGCTTGAGCGTTTGCTGCTTATGACCACAGGTAACGAGGTGATCGTAAACGGCGACGACTCGGGAGCCCTGACGCCAACGGCGGTTAATTCAAGAACTCAAACTAGCTATGGATCAGACAGCGTAAGACCTGTTGTTATAGGAGGACGTGTTGTTTTTGTCCAGTCCAGAGGCCAGATTTTAAGGGACATAGCGTTTAAAATTGATGAAAACGGTTACAGAGGCGCCGATCTCACCATCCCTTCTTCGCATCTTTTTAGGGATTACACCCTTGTTGACATGGCGTATCAACAGAACCCAGACAGTATTATTTGGGTTGTCAGAAGCGATGGAGCGCTTTTGGGCCTGACGTATGTTCCGGAGCAACAGGTTTTTGCCTGGCATCGTCACGAAACTGAAGGTCTGTTTGAAAATGTTTGCGTTGTCCCTGAATCCACCGAAGACAAGCTTTACGCGGTTGTTAACAGAACGATAGACGGATCCACCAGGCGCTACATTGAGCGTTTTCATAATCGTGACTTTACCGATGTGACCGATGTTGTTTTTGTAGATTCTTCGTTGAGCTATAACGGAGAAAATGCTGGCGCCGTGACCATGACGCTTTCTGGTGGAACCGCTTGGACAAATGGCGAATCCCTGACCTTGACGGCAAGCGCCGGAACATTTGTCGATGGGGCTGGATTTACTCAGACAACGTTTGTATCAACAGACATTGATAACCAAATCCACATTTCGGATTCAAGCGGAAACACGATCAGGTTTACAATCAGGACTTATTCAAGCTCTACCGTAGTGACAGGAACCGCGCATAATACGGTTCCAACGTCTCTTAGGTCAACTGCTGTTTCTACGTGGAGCAAGGCTGTTAAAACCATAAGCGGACTTTGGCATCTTGAGGGCGAAAATATAGCGATATTTGCTGACGGCAATGTTGTGGCAACTCCAAATAATTCGACATACGAAACAGAAACCGTTTCAAGCGGATCAGTTACGATGTCCGATCCATACGTAAAGATTCACGCTGGGCTCGGGTATACGTCTGATTTGGAGACGCTTGATATTGATTCTTCGCAGACTGAAACTATATCGGATAAACACAAAAACATTGGAAAGGTTTTTGTCCAAGTCGAAAATACGCGGGGCGTTTGGGCCGGCGTCAGCTCGTCGGATACTTTAAACGAGGTAAAACAACGTGATTTCGAGGATTACGGAGAACCAACAGACTTGGAAACTGGCGTCCAAGAGGTTAATATAGAAGCAACATGGAACCAGCACGGCAGGGTTTTTATCAGGATTAAAGATCCTGTGCCAGCTTCGATATTGTCGATCACGTCTGTTGGCTTCTTGCCTTTCAGGGGTTGAGGATGGCAGATCAAGAAAAAACCGGGAAACAAAAATATGGCGAAGGGCTTGAGGCTTTTGGCAGCTTGCTTAGTATTGTCTCTAATTTAGAAGGCGGTTATAAGCAGGCAAACGCCATTAGGGATCAGGGCGATTACGAGCGCAGTCGTTTTTGGTTTAACGCTGAAGTCGCAGATACCCAGGCCCGAGACGCTTTTAATATAGGCGAAGAAAACAGGATTAAATTTTTAGGCAAGGCCAAAAAACTTGAAGGGCGCCAACGTGTAGCTATAGCCATGGGTGGGACGGCCCTTAATAAAGGTTCTGCCCTTAAGGTTCAGGAAGACACAGCAGCGGCCGTTGCCGCTGATGCGTCTACCATTCGCAGCAATGCGTGGCGTCAGGCTTGGGGCTTTAAGACGCAGGCCCATGATCTAAGGCAGCGTGCGGATCTTGCCTTTAAGCGTTCGCGTTCAGATTCATACAACACAGAGCAGGCTGCAAATAACCAAGCTATCACTTCGGTTATTGGTTCCGTTGCTAAATTTGTGGCAATCTAATGCCTAAAGTCCCTACATACGAAAGTCAAGTTGAGACCAGGCCCATAGATGGGCAAATGGTTTCAACTGATGCGCCATTGGCCGCTTTTGGAGGCGGGGCCTCGCTAGAGCGCTTGACGCAATCGAGGGCGGCAATTGGTGACGCCGTGAGTGCGTTTGGATCCGAAGTGAAAAAGGCCGAAATCAAGGCCAAACGTGATGCAGATGAATTAAGGGTTATGGACGAGGCTTCTTATTTAACCACCGAAAAAAACAAAATATACTCAGAGGCCGAGCTTTACAAAGGCAAAAGCGCGGTTGATAGCGATTTCGTTAATTTGTCTTTAAAGTCTTTTGACAAATCTTATGAAGCTCGTTCAAAAGCATTGGCTGACAACGATCAACGCAATATGCTTAAGCGCGTTTGGGCGAATGACAGACTTGAGCTTCAGGATAAGCTTGAGAAGCACCATGCCAGGGAAGCGGCAGCGTACACAGAGCAGGTTGGCATAAACGGAACAGCCACGCGAATTGACGACACAAGGAAGAATCCATATAAGGCCGCTGAGAACAGAAAATCCATAGAGCAGACCATAGTTAAAATAGGTGAATCGCTTGGCAAAGGGCCTGAATGGGTTAAGTCTGCGACTGAAAATGCTGTATCAGATAACCACATCGCGGCTGTGGACGCTTTGATTGATTCTGGACGCGTAAAGGAAGCCAGGTATTACTATGACAAAAATATTAAAGAGATAATTCAAAGGCGCAATGAAGATGGGGAAACGAGGCTTTCTAAAACCCTTAATCACGCCGAGGTGGACTTTAGGGCGAAGCAGAACGCCGAAGAAATAGTGCTTAAATTTGGCGAAGAACGCCAAGGCGAGGCCTATGACTTTGCCAAAGATAAAGACGATACCGGCAGAACGGCTGGTTATGTGGATCGGATTTATAAAGAGCGCAAGGAAATCGACTATCAGAAACATGCGTCTGTTTTCAACGAGGCGCAGCGATATGTCGAATCAGGTAAGCCTGTGCCTTTGAGTATGTCCTCGACGCTCACGACAGAAGAAAACAAGTCGCTTGAACGCAGGCGAAAGCAGGTAGAAAGCGGCGCCGTGGTCAACACCGACGTTGACACCTATTATTCACTGAAGGCCCTTGCTGCCGAGAAACCTAACGAATTCCTGAAACAGCAGCTTGGGAAATATTCGGACAAGCTTGCCAACGCCGAGCGCAAAGAGCTTGACGAGATTCAACAGGGCCTGAGAAACCAAGACCGCAGGACGAAAGAGAAGCTTGATGGCTACCTTACAGACAGGCAGATTGTCAACGGTGCCTTGGAGGAAGTTAAGATAAAGCCAAATTCACCTGATGCCACGTTGTTTCATTCGAAAATAGATGAAATGGTAAGGCGCCATCAGGCCGAGACTGGGAATAAAGCTTCTCAGGAAGATATTAGAAAGTTTTCTGACGAGCTTTTGATTCAAGGCGAAATAAGCTTTGGTCGAGACAGAAGGCTTTTTCAGGTCAAGCCTGGTCAGGTTTTTGAACTCGACGTTGACAGGGCCACAAGAAAGAAAATAGCAGAGGCCCTTGAGGCTTCTGGCAAGAAGCCAACCGAGCAGAATATCATAAGGCTTTACTCTGAGTATCAGAGGGCTCAAAAAGCAAAAACGAAGTCAACCATTTATTAGGCGGCAAGATGCCAAACGAATTTCTTGAATTCGCTGATAGCGTTAAGGATTACGGTCCGCCTCAGAAAACAGTGAATGAGTTTTCAGAATTTGCCTCTACCTTAGACTCCAACGACTCTAAAAAATCTGTTTTGTCTCAGTCGATGTATGCCGCCATGGGCATTGAGCCTGACGCGGATGTCAAGGTCCAGCAGATAGCCGCTGAGCTTGGCATTGGCGTTGATTTGACGCGCCGTAATTTTGACGTGATCAAACGCAAGAGCATGACCGAAGGAACCGATTGGGATTCCATGATCAGGGATACGCCAAAGACTGCGGCGTTTCTTGAAGACAAGAATAACATGGCCCTTGTCAGGGATGACCTGGATGCGACGGTCAAGGCCGAGAAGGCGGTTAAGAAATACGGAACCGTAAACGGATTCTACAGGTCTACTGTTGCAGGGTTTGCGAATATGAATGCCTTGCTGGCTAATATACCAGCAGGCATCTATACGGCTGCGGCATGGCCTCAGAATCAGCTTGCCAAGATTGACGGCCTTGAATGGATGGGTGTTTCTGCAAGTCAGGTTTTAAAGAACCCTGTCACTGATTATTACAACGAACAGGCAAAGCTTGGTCAGGAATTTTCGCCCAACATCGACAACGCATGGAACGAAGGAAACTATGGTCAATTCCTGTGGCATGGTTTTCTTCAGAACGCGCCGACAAGCGCGGCGTTGCTTGTTGGAGCCGCGACCGGGGCTGGAACCGTTGCCATGGCTGGCGTCGGATCTGGAACCGCAGGACAAGTAGAGGCCAAAAGCACCGAGACTGGCCTTGACCCTGGTAGCGCTGCCACGAACGCCTTGGTTCAAGGCAGCGCCGAGGCCTTGTTTGAGCGTGTCGGAAGCATGGGCATTTTGAAGCACTGGGAAAAACAGATCGCCAAGCAGTATGGCAAAGAGTTTTCCACGAAGGTTTTTAAGGAATTTTTCAATTCGATGCTGCATTCGGTGGTGGTCGAGGGAATCGAAGAAGGCCTTACTGAGATTACGCAGCAGTTGAGCGACTACGTTACTGGCGTAACAGACAGCCTTGAAGGTTTTTGGGAAAACGTTGCCAAGGCTTCGTTGGCCGGCGCATTCGCTGGCGGTGTCCAGACAGCCCCTATTTCTGCGGCAAGCGGATACGCCAAGGCTTCGAACCAGAAAAGAATGCTGCCTGTCATTGAACGCAGTGCAGAAAACTCCAAGAATTCTTATCTTGAATTTGGCGCTTCTGTCGATGGCGGCAAGCTAAAAGAACGTTCACCTGAAAAGCAGGCTTTGCTCAATGAAGAAGTGCTTAAAGACAGCGGCATGGAAAAGGTTTACATACCTGTCGATGCCATGGAGAGCTATTTCCAGAGCGCCAATGAACAGGAAACCGAAGGCGCTGAAGCCATGCCTGGCGCGCCTGCCATGCAGACCGAAGGCATCAACATAGCAGCCATGAAGGAAGCCGGTGTTTTAGAGGCCTATAATCTTGCCAAAGAAAACGGTCTTGAAAACGTAGAAATTCCTATGGGCGAATGGGTTGCCAAGTCAGGCGATCATTTCAAGGCCCTTGCCGACGATGTGAAGTTTGATCCCGAGAACTACACAACGAATCAGGTCAAGCAGATTGGCGCTGAGCTTAGCCTGGTCACGCCTGCAAGCGCACTGAAAGAAACCAAGGAATCCAAGCGCGACACGGCCAAGGACGTTGGCTTTGATATTCAAACTCAACTTGAAAACATTGGTCAAGATTCAAAGCAAGCCTCAACCAACGCTAAGATATGGGAAAACTTTTTTAGAACCATGTCCCGTAAATCTGGCGTGGATGCAACAGAACTTTACGACAGATATAAGGCCAGGATCGAAAAGGTTTCGCAGGAAGAACTGAATAAGATTGAAAAAGAAATTGACGAAGACTTTGTTTTGGCGCCAGAAGAAACAGCCGATTTAATCGAGAAAGACGAAAGTGGCCTGACGCAAGAAGAGGTAAACGAGCTTCGGGCCGAGGCGGAAACAGACGCCAAGCTTGCGGCTATGGCTGAAACCGGTGGATTAACGCCTGTGCTTGACGCGTTGCGCGACATTGGCGGCCTTTCTTTAGATAGCATTAAGGAAACCGGCAAAGCTGGCGAATTTAACGACATGAAGTATTACGGGATATTTAAGAAAAATGGCAGCAACACTGTTGCCAGAGCTATTGAAAAACTTAAAGAATCTGGCGTGCTTAAGGAAGCCTCCGAGACCGAGCTTTTTGACAGGGCTGTATCTGAGGCCAAAAGCATCACGAATTTTGTAAGCAAATACGGGAAGAATAAATACGCCAAGATGCGGCGTGCCTTGGAACAAGGGCCAATCAAGGCAAGGCCTACGCAGGAATTGGTTGACGAAATCTGGAATGGGTTTAGCGATACCAAAAAGAAGCAGAATTACTTTGTTGACCCCGTAACTGGAACCATGAACCGCAGGGCATGGGATGCCATGGCGGCGCCAGAAGGCAAGCCTAATGTGGCGTTGGTCTCTGTCGAAGGGATCAAATATGTAAACGACAATATTTCTCACGATGCTGGCGATGATCTTTACCGCATTGTGGGCCAGGCCATCAAGGCCATTGACCCAGGTATTGCCAAAGTCGGTGGCGATTTTGCCATCCATGTTAAAGATCAGGCTGAGATTGACCAGCTTTTAGCCAATGTCAAGAAAACGCTGCCCGAATATATAAGCGTTGGCGGCAAGGTTCTGGATTCGTCTTCTTTTGAGATCACCGGTTCTGTTGGCGAAAGTCTTGAGCAGGCGGCCAAGGTAGAGACGGCTGCTAAAAGCAAGGCCATTGCCGAAGGCCGCAGGGCTGACCCAAGGGCAAACAAGGCTGGCACCGAAGACGCCGATCAGGAGGCACGCAGGCCCAAGGGGTATAAAGAAGGAGATAAGGCATCTGAGATTAGTTTCACGCCTGCCGAAATCACGGCAGAGCTTGAAAGCGCCTATTCTAAATTAAATGATGCCGAGGCCAAAGAAGGCTTTTCAAGGGATCCGCAAAGCGGGTTTTTGACCTACGAGGCTTACAAGCTTCTGCCGGTCAAGGCAGCAAGAATGACGTTGGATTTGAATGGCCTTGGAATCTTGAATAAGAAGTTTGGCAAGGGTGCAGGGGATATGCTCTTGAAAGGCTTTGATAAAAAAGTCAAAGCCTTGATTGAAATATATGGACAGGATTTTTCGTTTACCCATAAGTCTGGGGATGAATACCTGGCGCAGTCTGAAGACTTCAACAAAATAAAGGAATTTTCAGAAAAGCTTGAGAAATTTTGCCTAATGACCGATGTTGACTTTTCCTCAACATCTAATGTAGACTATGTATTATCAGGAATCACCTTTGGCGCTGGCATAGGGGGCTCAGATGGAACAGCTGAAAACAATCTCAAAACTGGCAAAGAAAATCTTGCCGAAGAAAGAAACGAAAGGGGAATCCTTAGACGAATTCGTGAAAAGGGTTCCGCCAGAATCCCTGACAGTGACAGGGGTATCGATAGCGGGAATACAGGTGTGGTCGCCTCAGATGACGGAGGAAGAAAGCGACAGGAAACATCTGGAAGTGATGCGTCAACTGATCGCGGAGGGGAAGGTTTAGGGATTGTGGGGAGGGCTATCAAGGCCATTGGTGATATATTTTTTCAGTCAGCACCAGAAGAAAAAAAGGAAAGCCACAAGTTATCAGCATTACACAACCTGTCTGCCGACAATCTTAAGTTTGCAGATAAGATGGGCGGTCTCGCTGTTCCTTCCATTTCCGTTATACCTGAAAACATTGATTCGCCAACAGGGTTTGGAGAAATTACTTTAATTGGTGGCAAGGACCTTGCTGATCCTGAAAAAAACCCTGTTTTTGATAGAGACGCTTACTCGCCTAGATTCCCCAAGGCAGAATATAAAAAAGCAAATTACAAAGAAGCAGATAAGGTTTTTTCTGAATTCAGAGAAGTATCTAAAAAATTTGAAGAATCAACTTATTTTTCTGATGCTTTTGATGAATCCGTAAACAAAGCCAATCCGGAAAATGCCATAAGGCGATTGATTGATTTAAACAGTTCGAAAGCTGCTTTTTTAGAGACCAAAGGGATCAAGGTTGAGCCTATAAAAAAGAAGGCTGTGGTTCACGGAACCATGGATAAAAAATTAGCTGAAGCTGTAGAGAAATACGCTGATGCGGACTACGACGACACCGATTCAAGGAAAAAACTTGCAGAAGAATTTGTTTCCGCTGTTAAACGTTGGTCTAAATCCGAAACTAAAGATCCTGTTCTTGCGGAAGACCTGGAAAGAACGATGATCGAAAGTATGGTTGATGAAGACGGGCTTATTTATTTTGGAAAAATTTATGGCCTCAAAAGAGGGGCGGCAAGACTAGGAACTTTAGAGATCAACGAGAAGGCCACAAAGAAATCCATAAATAAAGCCATGTCTGGTCTTGAGGCTGAGTTTAAGGAATGGCTTAAAGACAAAATAATGTCGCTTCATGGCGACCCGTTCATTACGCTTGGCGGCAAAAAGGTTCCTTACGCGCTTGGAAATATTGTAAAAAGCATGTCAGGTAAAGTTAAAGGACAAGAAAAAGGCATGGTGGAGGGAGTTGGAAAAACCGCCGCTACGGCAGCAGAGAAATTTGAAAGCTTAGATGAGATGAGGGAATTGGCTTCCGAAAATATTGTCAACGAAAAAGAGATAGAGCAGCATCGAATCAAGGCCAAGGCTTCGATGGACGCATATCACGAAGAAGCCATGAAGATGTTTAAAGGTGATTCTGGTTTTGACGCATTGGATGCCTCTATGCGTTCAATTCAAAAATGGCTAAAAGGATCAAGAAACGAAGCCAACATGAGAAAGGCGCTTGCTGATGAATATTTTTCGGTTTCAAATAAACTAGTTTCTTTTGCCATCGAGGCTGCTGCTGATTTAATGAATTCGCCTGTTTCTTATTTTGAATCAAAACCTCAACGTTCCGTTGGGCTTGGTGAGTTTTTTGGCGCTGTTGTCCCTGAAAAAACAGACAAAGAAACCCTTGATATCTTGGAAAAGCACGGAATACAGGTATTGAAATATAAACCCAATTCTGGCCCCAAAGGCGTTGAGGGAGACGCCAGGGCTAAGGCTGTTAGAAAGCTTAGGCTAAAAGCTTACAACGAAAACAAAGATGTCTTATTCCAAAAAAACAACCAAAAAGCCCGCGCCCGTTTCATCGCCGGCGAAAATCTTATTCAGATGCTTCCTGATGCTGACGCATCCAGCTTCATTCACGAATCGGCGCATTTCTTTTTAGAGGTGATGCGCGACTTGGCAAAGGAAAGCCCCGAGGTAGCCAAGGAACTTGAGATCGTCAAGAATTGGACTGGCGCCGGTGACAAATTCACAAGGGAAAACCACGAACAATTTGCAAGAGGATTTGAAAAATACCTTGCCGAAGGTGTCGCGCCTAGCGAGGACATGCGAGGCGTGTTTGCCAGGTTCAGGGTTTGGCTGGTCAAGGTCTACAAGGACCTGAAGAAACTGGACGTTACCCTGACGCCAGAAGTAACGGACATGTTTGACAGGCTGTTGGCTTCCGAGGAAAACATAAACGAGCAGGATCAGACGGAGCCGCTTGAAGGCGAACCTGACGAACTCACTGTCGCCAGGGAAGAAGCCCGCCAGGCTGCTGACGATTACCTGCGGACACGGTTGATGAACGATTACAACCGTGAACTTACCTCGCAATGGAAGGACAAGAAGGCTGAGATTCAGATTCAGATTGAACACGATGCAAAGCAGATGCCAGTTTACAGGGCCATCGGGATTCTTAAGGATGGACTGAATCCTGACGGATCAAAGGCGCAGGCTATCAAGCTAAGCAAGGCGGAAACGGTTGGCAAGAACCTGCCCCGAGGCATTGTTAGCGATGATGGCCTTCACCCTGACATTGTGGCCGAGGCGCTTGGATTCGATTCTGGCGAAGACATGTTGCGTCAGCTTGCCAACACCACGCCAATGAAGGAATTCGTGAAGACACGGCTTGATTTCGCCATGTCTCAGGAATTTCCAGACCTGATGAATTCTGAGAACCTTCCTGAAGAAGCGGTTAAGGCGCTGCACAACGATAAGAAGGCGCTTTATCTCAGGAAACAGTTTGAATTCATGGCAGACAAAAAGAAAGGCGCTCTCAAAGAAGGCATTCGGCAGGTAACAAGGAGGTTGCCTGGCGACAAAACCCTTAAGGCTCAAGCTGCCGAAATCATAGGCCACAGGTCTTTGCGTGACTTGAAGCCCAACATCTACAAGCGATATGAAATCAACGCGGCCAAACGTGCTGGCGTTGCCTTTGCCAAGGGCGATTTCGACGCAGCCATGGAAGCCAAGTATCAGGAACGACTGAATTTCGAACTATACAGGCAGGCAACCGAGGCCAAGGAATACGTCGATGAAGCTATCGAGAAATTCAAGAAGACGGCTCAGAGCGATGAAAAGCTTGCCAAGCGCCGCGACATTGATCTTGTCAACGCGGCCAGGGCCGTGCTTGCCAGCTTTAAGTTTGGAACCGTTGAAGACGAAAACGCTGTTTTCGAAAGCATCAAGCAGCTTAGGGTTTACGATGCCGAAATGGCGGAGGAAATTGAGGCCTTGATTCAGGCCAGCACAAGAGAAGCCAAGGATTACCGAGACACCACGTTTGGGACGTTCAAGGACATGGCCGAGACCGTCGAAGCCCTTTGGGATTTGTCTTTGCGCAGCAGGCAAGTGACCATTGACGGCAAAAAGAGGGATAAAGACGAGGTTGTTTCTGAGCTAAACAACGTGCTTTCGGAAATGACCAAGCCGCAAAAAGACGGGCTTAAATTAATAGCTGCCGAGCAAGGCAAATGGCGCATGCGTTTTCTTGGCGCCAAGGCTGCCTTGCGCCGTGTTGAATCGTGGACTGACCAGATGGGGCCTGATTTCAAACGCTACATCTGGAATCCGGTGTCGGAATCAGTGGACAAATATCGAGAGGCGAAAAAAGAAAAGCTTGAAAAGTTTCTTGAGATCGTGAAAACCGTTGAGCCCGACCTGAAAGAAAGCAAGGAAATTGCCGCGCCTGAGATTGGCGCGAAGTTTAAAGGCATGGGCGAATTGCTTCACGCATTGCTTCACAACGGAAACAGAAGCAACTTGCAGAAGCTTTTGCTTGGATACGGCTGGGGCGATATCAACGAAATGGGTGAATTAAACACGTCCAAGTGGGATAGCTTTATCAAACGCATGCAAGACGAAGGTGTGTTGCAGAAGCGCCACTATGAATTTGCACAGGCCATTTGGAACCTAAATGAAAGCCTGAAGCCCGGTGCGCAAAAGGCACATAAGGACATGTATGGCTACCACTTTAAAGAAGTCGAGACCACGGAATTAGTCACGCCTTTTGGAGTGTTCACTGGCGGCTATGTTCCTGCCATCGCTGACCCATATCTTGTTTCTGATGCAGCGATCAGGCAGGAAAAAGAAAGCCTTGAGAAAACCAACAACTCTTACATGTTCCCCACGACAGGACGAGGATTCACCAAGGGACGCGTGACTGGATACAACAAGCCGCTTTCGCTGGATCTTAGATTGCTGCCGTCTCACATCGACAAGGTTTTGAGGTTCACGCACATCGAGCCTGCGGTTAAGGACGTTGGCCGCATTGTTGTTGACCGTCAATTCAGGGATGCGCTTCAGAACGTAGATCCCACGGCAGGCGGCGACATGCTGACTCCATGGCTTCAGAGGGCGGCACAGCAAACTGTTTCAACGCCAACATCGGGATGGGGCGGCAGGGCTATAGATAGCTTCTTTAAAGAAGTTAGAAACAGAACCGGCCTTCAGCTTATGGCTGCAAACGTGGTAAACACGTTGCAGCAGGTGGCTGGCTTATCGCTGGCCGCTGTCAAAGTCAAGCCTGTTTATTTGAAACGTTCGCTTTGGAATTACATGAAGCATCCCAAAGACGTTTCGGCGCAGGTGTCTGAGAAATCTGAATTCATGCGTAACAGGGTTTCTGCAAGCGTGATGGAGGTTCAAAACACCATCGAAGACTTGATCTTGAATCCATCGAAATACGATGATGTCAGGAATTTTGCCAAGCGCCATGGCTATTTTTTGCAGGCCGGGATGCAAGGCATGGTTGACGCGATCACATGGCAGGGCGCCTATGACCAGGCCGTTGAATCAGGATATAGCGAAACCGATGCCGTCAGGTCTGCCAATGAAGCCGTAAGATTGACGCAGGGTTCTTTTGCGCCAGAAGACCTTTCGAGATTTGAAACGGGAACGCCTGTCATGCGTGCCTTCACCATGTTTTACAGTTATTTCAACATGAACGCCAATTTGATTGGCGGTGAATTCGCCAAGACCATTCAGAACATAGGCCTTAAAAAAGGCGCAGGCCGCCTTCTCTATGTCTATACGCTCGGGTTTATGGCGCCGGCTGTAGTGGCCGAATTGATTTCAAGAGGGATAAGAGGCGGTGGCGATGACGATGAAGACGAGATTGACGCTGCCCTGTCTGTTTTTTTTGGGTCTCAATTCAGGCTTGCGACAGCCATGGTTCCTGTCGTTGGTCAGATGGCAAACGTTGCAATAGGCGGTTTCACGGATACGCCTTACGACGATAAAATAAGCAGCTCTCCTGCTATCAGCATGATCGAGTCTTCGGCAAGGACTGGGAAAAACGTCTACGAAACCATCATGGAAGACAAGGACTGGAAAGGCAGAGATACCAAGGATTTGCTTACGCTTTTAGGGCTAATGTCCGGCGTTCCCTTGAGGCCTCTTTCGGGGCCAATCAATTACTTGACCCAAGATTAAACAGAGAGGATAATGTTTTATGTCAATTTCAAATGAAAATAACAGAAACGATTACACAGGAAATGGCGCCACAAGCACCTATTCTTTTACATTTAAAATTCTTGACGAAGACGACATTACCGTAACAGTAAGAAACACATCTGGCGTTGAAACCACTCTTGTAATAACAACCGATTACACTGTTACGGGTGTCGGGATTGAAGCAGGCGGAAGCATCACGCTGGTTAACAGCGGTCAAGCATGGCTTACCAGCGGATCCTTAACAAGCAGTTACGCATTGACCATAAGGCGTGTTCTAACCTTTGTTCAAGAATACGAATTCAGCAGTCAATCAACATTTTTGCCAGAGCGTCACGAAGAAGCTTATGACCGCGTTGTCATGTTGGCGCAGCAAAACGAACAAGCAACCAACGGTTCAATCAGGTTGCCTGAAACTGAAGATCCAGAAGACTACGATCTTCGTTTGCCTTCGGAAGCATTGCGGGCTGGATACGTTCTTGGCTTTGACGCCAATGGCGATCTTGAAATGCTTTCCAACGTTCCAACATCTGGCGTGTCGGCGTCTTCGTTTATGCAGACGGTTCTTGACGACACAAGCGCAGCAGCTGCCAGGGCGACGCTCGGAGCAGAGGGCATACGATATTCTGCCGCCACAGGAATCAACAGCCTTACCATAACTGTTTCCCCGGCACCAACGGCATACACAGACGGTGACGCATATACGTTTAGGGCCGTGTCAGACAACACAGGTGCGGTTACGCTTGACGTGAACTCTTTGGGCGCAAAAGCTGTCAGGCGTGTTGGCGTTTCAAGCATGGAGGTTTTGGTTGCTGGAGATATATTAACGAACCAGATTGTCACGGTTTATTATTATGCTTCTGGCGATTATTTTATTATTTCATCAAATCTTTTTTCTATTAACCGAACCGCCACATACTCCGCTTCGGCCATAGGAACAGATGCCTATAAGATTTTCCCAACAAGATACGCGGCTTATTTTGCTGGGCTAAATGTTCAATTCAAGACTGACGTTGCCAATACTGGGGCTTGCACGCTAGAACTTAACGCTTTGGGCGCTAAATCAATCAAGGTTGTTATCTCTGGTGCTAAAGCTGACCCGCCTACAGGAACCATACAGGCCGGAGATTATGTCTCCATGGTTTATGACGGAACCGATTGGGTCATTATTGGTTTAGCTTCAATTGTTTCCGACGCTAAGCGAAGCGAAGTGAGGCTTCATACTGGCAACGGTAACGGATCTACTAATACCAAGATTCGAATTTTCACAACCGCTGTGACAAACACTGGATCTGCCATTACTTACGCCACTTCAGCCACCAATGGCGACAGCTTCACCATAAACGAATCTGGCATTTACGCCATGAGTTATTGGGACCAAGAGAACACTGGTTCCTACATGGGGATTTCTTTAAATTCGTCTCAATTAACCATTGCCATAAATTCGATAACTGCTGCCGACAGGTTGGTTTTGGCGACTAACGCTGGAAATAACAACGCCGTCGCAGCGATAACTTGTTGGCTGGCTGCCGGCGATGTGATCAGGGCACACAACGATGCGGCTGGAACACTGCTGAATTCAGACTTGGTTGGGTTCCATATAATCAAGGTGTCGTGATGGAACCAACGGTTTTATCTGTCCTTGGTGGCGCCATTGCCCTTGGAATAATTTTGGCCCAATTGGCAAGCAAAACCATGGAAAGGTTTTTTGAACGCCAAGACGAGAAAAACGGATCTGGCGAAGTCGGGACCATTAAAAAAATATCTGAAATACTTGATCGCATGGAC